ACTACAAAATCAATGAGGTCCATATCGAGCTCTACTGTGGTAGTAAGGACCCGGCATTGGAAGCAACACTGGAAGGTGTGCTTGATGAGCACGGCATTTTTTATAACAAAACAGAGGTCTGGATTGAGAGCGAAAAGCTCTATGAAGTCCTCTACACATTTGAAATGGAGGTTTAATCAACATGGGTAATAAAGTCAAATATAACCTGAAAAATGTTCATGCCACCAAGCTCACTCGTGGCGAGGACGGCTCCTTTACCTACGCAAAGCCGAAAGCTATACCCGGCGCAGTCAGTATCAGCTTGGATGCCGAGGGTGATAGCTCTCCATTCTATGCTGACGGTATTGTATATTTCCGTTCCACTGCAAACAACGGTTACAGCGGTGATTTGGAAATCGCACTTATTCCTGAATGGTTCCGTACAGAAATCCTGAAAGAAGAACAGGACAACAATGGCGTGCTTATTGAGAAAGCAAACATCACCGAGCTTGAGAAGTTCGCATTGCTCTTCGAGTTTGATGGCGATGTCAGAAGCATCCGTCATGTGCTCTATAACTGCACTTCTTCTCGTCCGTCCATCGAATCTGAGACCAAGGAAGATACCATCGATCCGGGTAAGGAGAAGCTCACGCTTACTGCTGACCCTAGAGAAGATGGTCTTGTAAAGAGCCGCACCGGTGATGAAACTGACGCAGAAACCTATAAGAACTGGTACCATCAGGTCTATGTGCCGGTGCCTAAGACAGAAGGATAAGGAGGACGTAAGACATGTTAGAAAAAACAATCGATATTGGTGATAAACAGGTCAAGTTCCGTTCCTCCGCCACTATCCCCAGACTCTATCGTATGAAGTTCAAGCGTGATATCTTCAAGGACCTCTCACGTCTTGAGTCTTCCTACAAAGGCAACTCGGATGATGGTTCCTCCTTCGAGATTGAGGACTTGGAGATTTTCGAGAATGTGGCCTATATCATGGCCTACCATGCAGACCACAGCATCCCTGCCACCATCGAGGACTGGCTGGATGAATTCGAGATGTTCTCCATCTACGAGGTGCTTCCTGAAATCCTCGAACTCTGGGGCATGAATCTTCAGACCGAAATCGAATCTAAAAAAACTTCATCGCAGTAGCAAGGAAATGACCACACCGTTGTTCCTCCTGCGTTGCATAGAAATCGGTATCTCTATCCGAGACCTTGACCTTCTGACCATCGGAATGGTGATGGACATCTGGACGGAAAAGGCAAACGACGATATGAAATACCAGCAAATTGCAACACAGGAGGACTTCGACAAATTCTAAGGAGGTGACGTACACGTGGCAAACCGAATCAAAGGTATCACTGTTGAAATCGGTGGTGATACGACCGGCCTAGATAAAGCCTTAAAGTCGGTCAATACTTCTATCAAATCCACGCAGTCTGCCCTGAAGGACGTCAACCGCCTCTTGAAGCTGGACCCTTCCAATACGGAGCTACTCTCTCAGAAGCAACGACTCTTAAAAGATGCCATCGGAGCCACAAAAGAAAAGTTGGATTCCCTCAAGGCAGCACAGGAGCAGGCCAAACAACAGCTGGAAAACGGCGAACTCGGTCAGGACAAATATGACGCTCTCCAGCGTGAAATCGTAGAGACCGAGGAAGAATTACGACGCCTGCAGCAGGAAGCTGCCACTACAAGCACTGCACTTTCTAAAATAGATGTGGCTGGCCAGAAGATTGAGGCCGTTGGTAACTCCATCGCTGGCGCTGGTAAAAAGATGATGGGCGTGACCACCGTAATTGGTGGTGTTGGTGTCGCCGCAGTAAAGACAGCAGCTGACTTTGACTCTGCTATGAGTCAGGTGGCTGCTGTTTCTGGTGCTACGGGTAAGGACTTTGACGACCTTCGTAACAAAGCTCGTGAGATGGGCTCCAAGACCAAGTTCTCTGCTACCGAGGCTGCTGAAGCTATGAACTACATGGCGATGGCTGGATGGAAAACGGAGGATATGCTTGGCGGTATCGAAGGTGTCATGAACTTGGCTGCTGCCTCTGGCGAGGACCTTGCAACCACATCTGACATCGTGACCGATGCCCTTACTGCTTTCGGACTTTCTGCAAAAGACTCCGGTCATTTTGCAGAAAGTCCTCGCTGCAGCATCTTCCAATGCAAATACAAATGTATCCATGATGGGTGAAACCTTCAAATACTGTGCTCCTATCGCTGGTGCGCTTGGTTTCTCTGCTGAGGATACTGCTGAGGCTATCGGTCTTATGGCAAATGCCGGTATCAAATCTTCTCAAGCTGGTACCGCCCTTCGTACTATCATGAATAACCTTGCCGGTGATGTGAAAATCAGTGGTAAGGCCATCGGAGATGTCACTATCGCCACCACCAATGCGGATGGCTCCATGCGTGACCTTTCCGATATTTTGGCAGACTGTCGTACTGCATTCAGCGGTCTTACGGAATCCGAAAAGGCCCAAGCTGCAGAGTCTCTTGTCGGTAAGAATGCCATGTCTGGCTTCCTCGCTCTGATGAATGCTGGCGAGGGCGATATCGAAAATCTATCCTCTGCCATTGAAAATTGTGACGGTTCTGCTGAAAAGATGGCTATGACCATGCAGGACAACCTTGCCGGTCAGCTCACCATCTTAAAATCACAGCTTCAGGAGCTTGCCATTTCCTTTGGTGATATCCTGATGCCTGCCATCCGTTCTATCGTCTCGAAACTCCAAGGCTTCGTGGATAAGCTAAATGGGATGGATGAAGGTACCAAGAGGACCATTGTTACCATTGCTCTTTTGGTCGCCTCCATCGGACCGCTACTAATTATCATCGGAACGACCATATCGAAAATCGGTGTGGCGATGCAGGGGTTCGTAAAACTGGCCAATGGTGTCAGCAGACTGAAAGTCGCAATCCAAGGTGGAACTGGCGTGCTCGGTAAGCTGGGCGCTGCACTTGGTGGTGTATCTGCTCCCGTGTTGGCAGTTGTTGCAGTCATCGCTGTTCTGGTGGCTGCCTTTGTTCACCTTTGGAGGACCAACGAAGGATTCCGTGATGCCATTATCGGAACATGGAATCGTATCAAAGATACCATTTCCGGCTTCTGTCAAGGAATCGTAGACAGACTAAATGCGCTAGGATTTCAGTTTACAGATATCGTGGATGTACTAAAAACCGTCTGGGATGGATTTTGTCAGATTCTCGCTCCTGTCTTTGAAGGAGTGTTTAATCACATCGCCAATATTCTCTCCACTGTGACTGGTGTCATCACCGGTATCCTTGATGTCTTTATCGGCATCTTTACCGGAAACTGGTCCCAAGCATGGACTGGAGTGAAGGAAATCTTCTCTTCCATCTGGAACGGAATCAGCAGCTTCTTCACCAATATCCTGAATGTTATCAAGGGTGTTGCTGACGTTGTCCTCGGCTGGTTTGGCACTAGCTGGAATGAGGTCTGGACCAATATAAAGACCTTCTTTGAAGGAATCTGGAATGGCATCGTCTCATTCTTCACTGGAATCTGGGAGACCATCAAGAATATCGTCCAGACTGGCATCATGCTGATTGGCTCTATTCTGGAAGCTGCGGTTGATATCATCACTCTTCCATTCCGTTTTATCTGGGAGAACTGTAAAGAAATCATCATCGCAGTCTGGGATGCTATTAAATCCAAGGTGACGACAGTCATCAATGCAGTGGCGTCCGTTATCAGCACCGTGATGAATGCCATCAAGGCCGTATTTACTACCGTATGGAATGCGATAAAAACGGTGGTGACCACAGTCGTCAATGCCATCAAATCTGTCGTAACGACAGTATTCAATGCGATAAAGAGCACTGCGACCACCGTGTGGAATGCAGTGAAAACAGCAGTCACGACTCCGGTCAATGCTATCAAGTCGACGGTCACCAGTGTGTTTAATTCCGTAAAGAGCACTGTCACCAGCATCTTTAATGGAATCAAATCGACCGCCACCTCGGTATGGAACGGCATAAAATCTGCTATCACTACTCCTATCGAGGCCGCAAAGAACAAGGTCAAAGGTGTGGTGGATGCCATCAAGGGATTTTTCTCTGGCATGAAGATTTCGCTGCCGCACATTAAGTTGCCACACTTTAGAGTATCCGGTAAACTTTCCATTGCTCCACCTTCTGTTCCTCATCTTTCTATCGATTGGTACAAGGAAGGTGGTATCATGACCAGCCCTACCATCTTTGGTATGAACGGTTCTTCCTTGATGGCTGGTGGTGAGGCCGGTTCAGAAGCAATCCTTCCTCTGGCCGGTTTCTACAAGCAGCTGGAAGCAATGATTTCTAGTCATCTCAATACCAGTGCAATGGAAAAATATCTGGCGGTCATCGCAGATAACTCCAGCAAAGGTATCTACCTTGAGGACGGTACACTGGTTGGACACCTGCTCCCGGCAATCGACGGTGAGCTTGGTAAAGCACAAAAATTACAAAGGAGGCTCAGTCTATGACACCTGATATCAAATTAAACGGAGCATCAGTCGCTGGCATGGGCTGGCTCCGAGAAACTATCTCCTTTCCCGTGCCGCAGTCGCAGACCAATACGATTGTGGTGCCGGGAAGGAATTCTCCCATTCGTTATACAGAAGCTCTTGGTCGTGTATCGTATCAGCCTCGCAGCTTTTCTTTGGCGTTTTCCATGCTGGGTACCAGAACAAAATATGACCAGATGATTGCTGAGATGGCAAACCGCTATGCCGGTCAGCTCATAAAAGTATCGACCAGCGAAGAACCTGAGCTTTATGCTATCGGAACCTTGGATATTACTTCTGAATATGACCCTATCTCCGGAAAAGGTCAGCTGGTAATTTCCAGTGAAGATGCCGACTCCTATCGTTACCACGTTGATGAGACGGTTGTTAATCTGACTGGTTCCGGTACTCTTATCATCGAAAATAACTTTATGCCTGTGGTCCCTATTATCACGACCACGGCAGAAACAGCTCTTAACTGGAGCATCAGCGGCGATACTTTTAGAAAGTCTCTCAGTACTGGCACTTGGACGCTTCCAGAATTTGAATTACAAGCTGGCAGAAATACCGTCACCATCAAAGGAACCGGTACGACGACCTTCCGCTTCAGGGAGGGCCGCCTATGAGTATCTTTCGTATATATGTTGATGGTCAGCTTTTCTATCATCCGCAGCTTTCTCAGCTTGCTATTACAGAAGCAAAGATGACCGAGGACGCAGAAAACATCGACAGCCTGACACTGTCTGCCCCTTTTAATCATCCCTATCTGGATTCCATCCACCCGATGGCATCCACCATTGTTTGCAAAAAGGGTGACAACACCGTATTTGAAGGCCGTGCTCTAAATGACGGCAGTGATTTTTACAATACGCATACTTGGACCTGTGAGTCAGCTCTGGCCTATCTCAAGGAGAGTCAGCAGCCGCCCTTCTCCTATAAGGGGACCCTCAAAGGTCTGTTGGAGTATTTCCTGTCCGTGCACAATAAGGCCGTTGAAGAAAAGAAGCGTTTCAAACTTGGTAATATCAC